CTGCTGCCGACCGACGCGCCGGGGCCACACTACCAGGGGGATGTGATGGACGTGCTGAAAGATGATTGGGACATGATGGTGGCGCACCCGCCCTGTACGCACTTGGCCGTGTCGGGCGCACGATGGTTCAAGGACAAACAGGCCGAACAGGCCGACGCCCTAGCTTTTGTGCGCCAGCTACTGGACGCGCCCATACCGCGCATTGCGCTGGAGAACCCGGTCAGCATCATCTCCAGCCACATCCGCAAGCCCGACCAGATCATCCAGCCGTGGATGTTTGGGCATGAGGCCACCAAGACAACCTGCCTGTGGCTGAAGGGACTGCCGCACCTGACGCCGACCAGCATTGTTGGCAAAGGCGCCCGACACATTACCAAGTCAGGCAAGAGCCTGCCCAAGTGGTACAACCTGCCGCCCAGCGCCGACAGGTGGAAAATTCGCAGCGCAACTTTTCAAGGCATTGCTGACGCAATGGCAACACAATGGAACTGAGGCCATACCAAGAACAGGCAGTTGACTTCCTCTACGAGAACGACCGGGCCATGATCCTCGCCCCGGTCGGCGCAGGCAAGACCGCCATCGCCTTGTCGGCTATGGACGAACTCATTAGCAAGTGTCTTGTGGGCCGGTTCCTGGTGGTGGCGCCGCTGCGGGTGGCCGTCAGCGTCTGGCCGACCGAGGCCAAGCTGTGGGCCGAGTACCGCGAAGTGTCGGTGGCGGTCGGGACGCCCAAGCAGCGGCTGGCTGCGATTGAAGGGTCAGACGCCCAGATCGTGGTGACCAACTACGACAACCTGCAATGGCTGGCCGACCATTGGGACAGATCATGGGGCTTTGACGCTGTCGTGTTTGACGAGTTGACCCGGCTGAAGAACCCCTCTGGCGCCAGATTCAAGGCTTTCAACAAGGTCATCACCGAGGTGCGTACCCGCTGGGGTCTGACCGGCAGTTTCACCAGCAACGGCCTAGAGGACGTGTTCGGCCAGTGCAAGATCGTCGATCAGTCGCTGCTGGGCCGCAGCAAGGGCGCGTTCCAGCAGCAGTACTTCTTCTTGGTCAACAAGGACTTTAACCAGTGGGAGCCGCGCCCAGGTGCGCTGGAGCAGGTCATGGCGCGGATCAAGCCAGCCACGTTCGTGCTGGAGCCGGGCGAGTACAAGGACAAGCTGCCTCCGCTGCACACTGTGCCGGTGCGGTTCGACCTAGTCAACCGCCAGCCCTACGACCAGATGAAGAAGGAGTTTGTGGCGCAGTTCCCCAACGCCCAGGCGGTGGCCGTCAACGCTGGTGTGGTCACGGCCAAGCTGCAACAGATGGCGTCTGGGTTCGTGTACGGCGACTCGCCCGTCTGGTTCGATTCGGCCAAGTTCGACGCCCTGGACGACCTGCTGGCCGAGAACCAACACGCCAACACCATCGTCGCCTACACCTACCGGGAGGAGTTGGCCGAACTCAAGCGCCGCTACCCTCGCGCCGTAACGCTGGACGAGCCTGACGCCATCGAACGCTGGAACGCTGGCAAGGTCGAACTGCTGCTGGCCCATCCTAAGTCTGCCGGGCACGGCCTCAACCTGCAACACGGCGGCAGCAAGATCATCTTCTTGTCGCTGCCCTGGTCGCTGGAACTCTACGAGCAGACCATCGGGCGCCTGCACCGCAGCGGCCAGCGGCACGACGTGTGGTGCTACGTCATGGTGGCGAACAAAACGGTAGATGAAAAGATATGGGCGGCGCTCCATGACAAACGCGCTATTTCTGACATTGCACTGGAGGCACTGAAGTGAACCGAATCACACAACTCAGGGCTAGGCTCAAAGCAGCCCAGGCCGAACTTTTGATCCGCACTCGGACGCACAATAGCGCGTCACGGGCCTACAACAAGGTGGTGGCCCACATCGCCGAACTGGAGAAGAGAATTGATAACTTGGCGAAAATTTCAAACTGACCTGCCCAACTACAGTGAGTCCGACCTGCTGGCGTTGCTGGATGAAGAGCAGACCCAACACCGTAGAGTGACCATGCTGGAGCGTATCCACCAACGCTATTGCACCCTACGTTCCAACCGAGAACGGCTGGAGATTCTGAAGTTTGGGAAGAAACCATGAACTGGCTGGCGGCGGGGTTGATCGCCCTAGTCATGTCCACGGCCTACTTGCTTGACGGCCCGTCCGAAGACGAGGCGCGGGTTGATACGGTTGAGGAGAAGATTCAGAAAATGTGCGGCGAGAACGCTGGCTGGAAGATGCTGGCAGACGGGTCGGTGCAGTGCTTTACTCACCGTGGTTTCAAAACTCGAAAGGTAACGCTATGAGTGATAGATTGGAATTGACAGAGCATACGGTTTACATCTTGAACGGCATCAAATTACTGCCTCACTACACCATGCCAGTGTTTGTGACGCCGGGGCATACACGGCTAACGCCATTAAAGCCGTGGACGGTGGAGGAGCTGCAAGACGCTGGTGCTGTTGAGAGCAGCGCGTTCTTGTGGCCTAGGCATACCCTGGCGTATGGTGGTCACTATGAATGACAACGATGACTATGAACTCGCCAACTGGATGCACCTGATTGCTACGGTAATCCTGGTGCTGTTTGCCGTGACAGGTATTGCTGGCTTGGCTGGATTTTTGTGGGGGATGCTATGAACTCCGAGGACGATGAGTTTCGACGAATTGAGGCAGAGGCCAAGCGCCGAGCAGCGCGGGACGAGGACGATGACACGCAGGTCTACGCCAAGCCATGCATAGGAAAAGACCCTCGCTGCCCGTGCCAAGACGGGGATGCGTGTCATTACAAAGACTGCGGTGGCACGAAGGCATTGCCAGTAGCACAGCCAGAGCAGGAGCCAGACCGCCGAGCCTTACAAGCCGCAGGCACCCACCCCGCGCCGTGTGCTCGACACTGCGAAGCCAAGGCGTTTGAGATCGAGATTCGTTGGTTGAAATCAATGCTCTACACCACCCCACCCGCAGCACAGCCAGAGCCAACCCCGTGGCGTGACATGATAGTGGCTACCCTAGTCCGAGAAGGCATCGACAAGCACAAGGCAAGGAAACTTGCTGACCACTTTGCTGCACAGCGCCCGTGGCAGGGTCTGACTGATGAGGATAAGCAGACCGCAGTCTGGACAGATGGGACTTTTGGTGGTGGCGCACTGTGGGCGCAGCAACTGCTGAAGGAGCGCAATGGATAACTGGCCCTTCCCCACCGAGTTGCCCAAGCCGCTGCCAGCCAAACCCATCCCATTCAACCCAGAAAACTACGAGGATGCGCCGTGGTAATGTCTAAACAAATCCGGGACGCCTTGGCCCAATCGCCTGATGGCCTGACTGCCAAGCAACTGGCGCTGATGTTGGGCGCAGAGCCATCAGCAATCAGTCGTTCCTTGTCGCTGATGCCTGACACCTATATCGACAGGTGGGAGAAGTCGAGAAGCAAATATGCTGGCGTCCATTGCCTAGCCTTTGTCCCAGAAGATTGCCCACACCCATGACGCCTACATTTAACACGTGGGATAGGGCGACTCTGGACAAGTTTGCGCTTGAAGCCTACCTGCGGCTCCAGCAGCAGCAAGACCAGCTAGAGCAATTGCGGGGTGACTTGCGGGATGCGATTGAGGCGTACCGGGTACTAAACAAAGGGTCTAGTTCCTAGCTTGTCAATGATGAGCGCCTGACGCCGGGGTAGCAAGGCTGCTGTGTTTGGGATACTGATGTGCGTCCAGGCGTCAAACTCTCTGATGATCTGGTCAAAGTACAGCCCGTGGCTCATGATAGCGCGTACAACTTGGTCAGGCGTCATGCCGGGTACACGAATGTCAGCAGCGCAGCCTAGCCGGTGCTGAGAAGTGTCTTTACTGCCCACTGAGTCATTGACGGCCTTAGACCGAAAGGCCGAGTTCACCATGATTGGCTTGCCATCCAGCTTGGCTTTTACCAACTCCAGAAACTGTGCTAGTCGGGTCAGGTTTGCCAACTCAGCAGCATTGGGGGTGTTGTCAAACTGCCGATGGCTTGTCATCGTCAACTCGGCAAGGCTAAAGTGAGGCGTCATTTTTTACTCAGCAAATCAGTTTTGGCTTGGCTCCCAGCGCTGCTGCCAAAATAATAAGCAATGATGCCCGTCCAGGCTGTGCCTAAACTGCCCAGCATCATCAAGATAGCCGGGTTGCTAGAGTCGATCTTGTTGAAAAACATCATAATCATGATGGTAAAAAATCCAATAGTTACAGCAGCAGCCAGTATTGGCGGCATCACTGACCTAGTGACTGACTGCATATCCCTGGCGCTCTTGCGATCTTCAACTTCCAGCTTTTCAAAATTAAGGCCAAGTTCTTGCGCCTGCTTTTGCAGTTCAATCTCGGCTAATTTCACTTGAGCAATCTGCTCTGCGCTTAATTTGTTGCTGCTGATTAGGTCGCCCACCTTCTCGGG